AAGCCGCCGTGTTTAAGTGCTAAGAATGTGTATTCCTCGGTTGTTATAAAATCATCAAGTTCAACGGTTTCAGTCATTTTAATCCCACATGTACCTGCGTCTGTTCAATTCACTGTCAGTTGCGTAGTAAAAGTAATTGTTCATTATTGTGTAGTCATCCGGCACTTGCTTTCCAACAACGGTACTAGTATTCATAAAGACTTGATAGGCTTTGTACACCGTACCGTACTTTAAAATTAAATAAGATTTAGTTGCTGCGTAGTTCATAATATGATCTTCTGTACACGTTCAGGAATTATTAAATCACCTTGTTCCTTTTTAGATTTAATATGCGATTGAATAAAGCTTAGTAATTTGTAGTAGTCTGGATCACTGTCGAGTCCTAGTGATCGCAATGCACTGTACCTAGAAAAGATATGTGCTACGCTTCCATATTTAAGCATAAGGAATGTGTCTTCAGAATTCATTAAATTAAATCCATTGCATATTCCATTGCAGATTTAGTTCTTATCGCAAGATGGTGTGCCCAAGCATACCCTACTATCATGCATTGTTCATCTTCTGTAAAATCAGCATCCCAATCATCAGATATGTTATAAGCATCAATGGCATTTTCCATGCTACCGTACTTTAATATTAAGAATGTTTTAATTGGCATTATGATTTACCGTACACTGTGGTAATTGTAGGGGCAAATACCCCATTCAATGCTGCCCAAGCTTCTAATGGTTTTACTACTTCATCGAACTCATCGGATGGTTTTTCATATATAAACCCATTTATTTTAAAGTCAAACCTCTTAAAATTGTACTGGCGATCAGCCATTATTGTTGACTCTCTCCATACGCTGTCAAAGATTTCTCTATTTTTTGAGTACAAAATGTCCTGATTAGCCATGGTTATTACCCTTCTGAACGAATATAATGTAGTGTAACAGGTTATTTTGGGAAAGTCAAGCTTTTGATAGGCACTCATTAATAAATATATTAGTGAACTACTTAATACTAATTGACGTTTGGGGACGATTGTCAACACCGTTAGAGATCATTTGTAAAACTAATATAGCATTATTAATATCTGATGTCTCAGACAATCCAAATTGGAAAATAATATATCAGGATTTTGATCCTGATATCGATCCTAAAATTCAGCACGTTTGCAACAATTCAAATAATGCAATACCCGAGCACGATTGGGCTAATTTAAAATTAGATTCAAAAGACATAGTGTACTTTGCTGGGTTTCATGCTAATCACTGTTTGTTTGAGAAACCGTTAGGTATTGATAATCTATTAAGTTTGCACCCTGCTCAAGAATTTTTTGTGTTATCCGACCTAACATGTGGGCTGAATCAACACACTCCTGTACCTATCAGTGACTTATCTATTATTAATTTCAATAATGATTATAGTGTAAAAATGAACATGCGGCGCGCAATGCTGCTCGATAATTTACTTAGTATACAAATTTAAGTCAAAAAAAAGCACTCCGAAGAGTGCTTTTTAGATATTGCTTTACTACCTGGTCTTAGCTGAAAGACAAGTTGCTTACGCTGATTTCGCCTAAGTAATCACCAGCATTACCAAAAGATGATGCAGTGTTAGTGAGTTCCACGTAACCATAACGTGTCATGAAGCTTACAACTGGTTCGAACGTAGACGGATCTAAAACAACGCCTGAGCTCATTAAAGGAATGTAAGGGCAGTAGAACGCTGGAGCGTCTGCTTCACTTGAACCTTTATAACCAATAAGTACCGGAGTACTATCAGCAGCATATGAATCAACATATACTTTCATAGCACTGTTTAATGTACCAACTAACTTAGTGTTAGTAGGAGCTTCAAAAGTACCTTCAGTTGTACGTGCAAATGCAGATGTAGTAGCTGATTGTAATACTGTTAATGCAGCTGGACTAACAACGGCATAGTTACCTGCGCCACGACGTGTACGTTGTGCGATAAGGTTAGCAGTACGGTTAACTAATACAGCAAGTGCCGCATGTTCATCACCTACGAATGTAGCAGTACCAGATACAGCAGCTTGATCGTAGTTGAATTCAGTTGACGCTAAAGAACGTAAAGATAATAAAATCTCTTGATCGATTTCAGCGGTAATTTCTTGTGCTAATGCAGCCATGATTTCAGCTTCGACATCAATGCCGTGCATTGATTGTGCATCTTGAGCAGCTTCAAAAGTCCAACGCGCTTGTAACTTACGTGTCTTCGCTTCAACAGCTTGCTTTAAGATTTGAACGGAAATGTTACGACCGCCTTCACCTTCCATTTGCGCTGTAGCAGCACCACGGTAGTCAGTCTGTGTAGCACCAACGCCTGCAGAGTATGCTTGAGCAATTTTGAAAGGACTTAACGCTTCATCACCAGCTGTAGTTGGTGTACCAGCAGCAGATGTATCGTTCATTGTTGAACCGTAACGTACACGTAAAGTATGGATCTGGCTTACTGGACCAGACATTGGTTGAACACCTACTAATTCGTTTGCAATTACCGTAGGCATTACACGTCGAATTACTGGTAAAATTACACGGTTTAATGTTGCAACGTTACCAGCGGCAGTAGCGCCACTTGTAGCAGATTCTGCTAAGTGGTTGCGAGTGTTTTCTAAAATAACGCCCATTGTTGAACGTTTAGTACCGTCAAGACCTTCAAGCAATGCTTCTTTAGTCTCTCCCCAACGGCCTTCTAATAGTGCTTGTGACATATCTAATTTTCTCCTGTTTAGATTATAGCCCTGCTAACTTTTTAATGTCGATTACATTTGTATCTTCATTTTTGTTAACAGCTTTATCACCAGTTACTGCAACGCGACTTTCTGTAACTACTTTACGTTTCTTAGGCGTAGTAGCTTCGATTGTTTTATTGGCAAGTACCGCTGGTAAATATTTTTCGAAAGTTTTATTCAAACGCGAAGTTTGAACGTTTTCGAGTAAATCCTGCATAACTACACGTTTGTCATCGTTGAGTGGACCTAACAAATCAGCTAATGTATCAGCACGTTTGTTATTTTCTGTAATTACTTTAATTTCATTATCTTTGCTTTCTGTAAGCTTTTGTAGTTTTGTAGCAATAACAACAGACTCTTTAATTTCTGTTTTCTGTGCTGCAACTTGATCCTTTAGCTTACGGATTTCTGCATTTTCGTTTAAGTGAGTACTTGTAAATTCACTTGAGAACGCTTCAAATATTGTACGACCAAATGCGTTTTCACGCGCTGATTTAATATCTTCTTGTAATGCAGTTAGTTCAGATGACAGTTTTAACTTAACATGGTTTTTAACTTTCGCAGCAGATTCTGTTACAAAGCGACTCTTAAGTGCTTTGAGTTGATCACGTGCTTCTGCAACTAGCTTAACCTTAGTATCAACTAAGTCTTGCTTGTCTTGTGCAAATTCACGTATTTCTGTTGCTAACTTCTTAGAAACAAATTTTTCAATTGATTCTAAACCTTCGTTTTGCTTTTTGCGGTCATTGCGTAGTTCTTTAATTTCTTCAGCTAACTTAGCTGTCATGAAGTTATTAAACTTAGCACCACTCTCTGACATTTTCTTAATGAACTTAACACGATCTTCTGCTAATGCAGATTTCTCTTCTTTAAATTCAACAATTTCAGAGTGCAAACCTTCGGTAACCATTTTGTCAAGAGCTTCAACCATCACTTTCTTATCATGATCATAACGCTGTGCAAATTCTTCACGTAATTCAGTACGTAACTCTTCACGGGCTTCATTTAATTTTGAATCCCAAGCTTCCATAATTTCTGAATGTGTGTCTTCATTGATAACATTACTATCAAGCAACTGTTTGATTGCTTCTAACATATTTCAGTCTCCTAAATTTTAAGATCTTTGATAAACTTCATTACTTCAGTCTTCAAATATCTTTGTACACGTTTGTCCGTACTAGCTTCTTCTGCTATACCTAACATTTTAAGTCCGCCATTAAAATTCATAATGCCTTCGTATATTGCTGTAGGGTACGCTTCAGGCGCACTAGGTTGGGCAACTATATCAACAGTGATTATTTCGAAATCACTGACGTGTCCGTTGGCTTCGTTAACATTGCCGCTTCCGCGACTTGATACACCTAACTTAACACCTGCTTCAAGCATAGTTTGAATAACTGTTCCTGAAGGTGTTGGTAGTATCTTTAACTTGCCATAACCGTTTGCGCCTTCCATCCACATATCTGTAATCATGTGCGACACACGGTCTAAATTTATTTTCAAATCTTCTGGATGATCTATTTCGCCTAAGACGCTATAGCCACCCTTGATTTGTTCTTTTAGTGTTTGTACTGCGGTTGATATTTCATTTACTGGATATACACGTTGGTTTGCATTACGTTGGTCTCCCTGTATGCAAATGCCTTTCATGTATAAGTCTTTGCCGCCTGTGTCGTTAGCTTCGTTTAAAAGCTCGACTCTAGCAGCATCAAAAGATAAATGTTCCTGTAAAATTCCCATCGTAGTATTAAGAACCGCTTAAGCTTTTCTTATTAACACCAGCATCTTCGCCCTTCTTCTTAGGCTCAGTTACTTTGCTTTCGTTTGGCTCAGTTGTACCATCGCCTGGCTTAACACTAGGTGTTGCAACATTACCTTCTTCACCAGTTGTTTGGTGTGGCTTAGCTACTGCTCCAAGACCTTTCTTACCGCTGTTATCAGCGTTAACTGTAGTCTTGTTAGTACCTTCGCTTTCAGTGCTGTTTGAAATACCTTTAGTTACTTTAGTTAAAGCAACGTTTTCGTTAAAACCTTCAAGTTCTGGTTCCATACCCATGTCACCACCCATTTCAGCGTCCATACCCATGTCATCGCCCATTTCTGGTTCCATGCCCATTTCGTCGCCCATGCCTTCATCACCACCCATCATTGAGTCGAATTCAGCCATTAATGAATCTAATTGATCTTCTAAATCAACTACACGGTCTTCTAATTCTGCGTCTTCTTCGTCGCCTGCAACGTGATCCATTTCATGTGAATCCATATCACCTGAATCATCAAAGTCATTATGACTTTCGCCAGCTTCGTCACCAATTTCAGGTGCCATCATATCGTCGTCTTCTGCTTCACTCATACCTTCTTCATCAGCTGCAATGTCGTTGA